CGAAAATAGAGTGATTGTAATCAAAGAATCCATTTCAGGTATGGCCGGTAGGTTAAAAGGATTAGCTGATAAGGCTCTTATAACAGACGAAGAAACGCTAACACTTATTAATAGACTTGGTAATTTTTCTAAAAAAGACCCTAATAATAATCCGGAACAATGGTCTAGAGAATTTGAAGAAATATTATCTGATATTGCAAATCACCAAGGTGAACCATCTTTAAAAGAAGCATGGGCAAATTATTGTGAAGTATTTATTGCAATTAGAGAAATGCATGATAATGGTAAAGGAACACAAAATGGTAAATGTGCATTATTACCACAATCTACAACATTAGAAACAGTGGATGTTATTACTGTTTCTAATGGGAAGGGTGAAAATAGAATTGTAACATTAGACGGTATAAGTGTTAAAAAAGGTGTTGGTGGAGCTAGTGGATTACCTTCTAAAGTTAAAAAATCAACTTTTAAAAATGACCCTAAAGGATTGATTAAAAAAGGTATTTTGGAATTATCGGAATCACATGGTAAACCATTTGAAACAAAATTAGATAGACCACTAAAAGAACATATACAAGCGAATAAAGAATATCAAGCATATTTAAAAAAGAAAGCCGCAGAATTAAACGTAAGCCCTGAATTTATTAAGCAAATTGAAAATGATTTAAAGGAGGGTGGAAAAGGGGCTAGTAAAGTTAAAAGTGCTTTAGAAAAAGTAATATTAGAAAGACAAAAAGCGGGTTTAGAAGTTAATAAAGATATCATATCCGCATTGAAGTTAAGATTGGATTCTAGATATATGTACACAGAATTATCACACGAAGCATATAATACTAATGTTGATGTGCAAGATTTTTCAAATGATTCTATATTATCACAAAAAGAAGATAGAGGTGGCTCAAAATTAGTAAAAGAACGTAGAATTTTTGTAGATAGCTCAGATGGTATAGATATATTAGCATACGTTAAACCTGAATTTAATATTGGATTTGATTTAGAAGGTAGAAGTAGAAACCCAGGCGCTGGAAGAATGCATAACGCACCAAAAAGACAATAAAAAATGAATACACAACTTTTATGTTTGTTCACATATAAAAATGAGTTAGATATATCTTTAGAATTTATCTTAAAAAACTACACGCTTATAAACCCAAATGTGTTTGTATTAGAAAGTAAATTAAAAGAAGATGATTTGTTTATAACCTATAACGTTGAGAAAGGTTCAGCACCTGTAAGCTCTCAATGGAAAACTATATTAGTACATAGAAAGAAGCAATCAAATACTATTTACACAATTAACGCTTTGAATGAAGTTATCAAAGCCAAAACAGGTGGCCAGTTAGATACAACTTATCAATTGGATTGGAATGAGTTTAAAAATTGTATCATTACCACATCAAACTACGGCTACAAAAAAATCCCAACAAAGGTTCACAAAAACTTAAATGTATCGGAATTAAATATTGATACGTTTTAATTTGGAAATTCAGAATTAATTTATTATATTTGTTTCAATGAAAAGAAAGTTAGTAATTGAAACGAATTCAGCAGATACAATATTCGAAGATTATCGATACGAAATATCCAAAGCACTGATTAAAGGCGTTGAATGGGGTATTCGTTATAAGAAAGATATTGTTTGCTTTGCAAAGATAATTATAAATCGAATCATTGTTGTAGAACTTTCAATTCATAGAGTAGACTTCGAATACATTGTTGATGAAAATATTAAAACTTTAGTGGAAGCTGAAGAGTACGAAGTATGCGCATTAGGAATGAAATTAAAAGAAAAATTAAATAAACAGTTATGACAGAAATCCACGAAGAAACAGCAAGAGAACATTGTGAGAGGGTTTACCCCGAAATGATGGCTGAATTTAAGAAAATTCAAGCCGAAATGTATGAAACATTTTGTAAGAAACAACGAAACTATGGACCTGGAAATATTTCCGTAGGAACTGCATTACAAACGAAAGATGATATTAAGTTATCACTTACAGGTCTTTGGTTTAGAATCAATGATAAGGTTCAAAGATTGAAGCAATTGGTGGTATTAGGACAGCCAGATGAGGTGGGAGAATCGGTGCAAGATACATATGAAGATTTATCAGTATATGGTATTATTGCCCAATTGGTAAGTAGAGGAAAATGGGCAAAATAAATTTGGAAAATAGTAAAAAAAATCATATATTTGTTATACAAAAATGCAAAAAGGTTATATTTAGATATAAGGATATCGCGATAAAACCTTAAACATTAAACTTAATTATTAACTTTAAAACGTAAAAAAATGGACATTAAACTTGCCCTATCGAGATTCAACTCGTTACAAAACACTTCCAAAAAATCAGATTCACTTTGGAAGCCGACACCGGGAAAACATCAAATCAGATTAGTTCCCTACAAATTCAATAAAGATATTCCTTTCATTGAATTATTCTTTCACTACAACATTAACAACAAAACTTATTTGAGTCCTGCATCTTTCGGCAGACCTGACCCAATTGTTGAGTTCGCTGAAAAACTTAAACGTACAGGCGATACTGATGATTGGAAAGCAGGTAAGAAGATGGAGCCAAAGTTAAGAACTTTCGCACCTGTTATCGTAAGAGGTAAAGAAAACGAAGGTGTTAAGTTTTGGGGATTTGGTAAGACGGTTTATCAGGATATCTTAGGATATATCGCTGACCCGGATTACGGAGATATCACCGACCCAATGAATGGTAGAGATATCGTTGTAGAAATTCAATCCGCTGAAGATTCAAATGCAGCTTATCCAACAACAACTATTCGTGTTAAACCTTCTCAATCTAAATTAGCAGAGAGCGCTGACCAAATCCAATCTCTTTTGGAAAATCAAAAGAACATTACGGAATTGTATTCAGAGTTATCTTATTCAGAATTGAAAGGTGTGTTAGAAAATTGGTTGAACCCAGGTTCAGCAACTAGCACCGATGAAGTTGTTGAAGAATTGGAAGCTCCAAAAGCAGCACCAAAACCACAACCAAAGGTATCTGCTGATTTAGGTGGTACACAAGAAGTTGGTGACTTGCCTTGGGAAAAGGAAGAAGCATCTGCACCAAAAGTGAAAGATGATGTAGCATCAGCATTTGATGATTTATTTAACAATTAATAATAGGTTACATTATGGCCAAAGTACAAGAGGACTTAGCGAGCATTCTCGCTGATTCATTAAACAAACAAAATAAGGACGGGAGAATTGCATACTTCCTTACTGATGGTGGGGGCGATGCTCCAACCAACGTAAAAGATTGGGTATCTACGGGTAACGCTCTTTTGGATGTTGCAGTTTCTAATAGACCTTATGGTGGTTTGCCAGTTGGCCGTATAGCAGAAATTACGGGCTTAGAGCAGAGTGGAAAATCTCTGCTCTCCGCCCATCTGTTAGCTGAAACACAAAAGAAAGGTGGAGTAGCCGTATTGATTGATACCGAAACTGCCGTTAATAGGGAGTTTTTGGAAGCAATTGGTGTTGATATTTCAAAATTACTATACGTTTCAGTAGATACGGTTGAAGGTATTTTTGAAGCTTGTGAAACTATCATTGAGAAAGTTAGAACAGGTGATAAAAACAAATTGGTAACTATCGTAGTAGACTCAGTAGCAGCTGCATCAACTAAAAAAGAGTTGGAAGCTGATTATGATAAAGATGGTTACGCTACGGATAAGGCAATTATCATTTCCAAAGCGATGAGAAAGATTACGAATATGATTGGTAGACAAAACATTTGTTTGGTGTTTACTAACCAACTTCGTCAAAAGATGAACGCAATGGCATTTAGTGACCCTTGGACAACATCAGGCGGTAAAGCATTAGCATTCCATGCTTCTGTTAGATTCCGTTTGAAATCTATGGGACAACTTAAAGTAGGTGATAAGATTGTTGGTATCAAAGTAAGAGCACAGGTTATCAAAAATCGTTTAGGACCACCATTAAGACATGCTGATTTCAATATCTTCTTTGATAGAGGTATTGATAACTTCGGTAGTTGGTTGGGAGTAATGAAAGATAACAAATTGGTAAAGCAAGCAGGTGCTTGGTATGAATATATCGACACCGATACCGGCGAAGTTATCAAATTCCAATCAAAGGATTTCGCAGATATTCTTAAAAACGAAGAACTAAAAGACCAAATATATCGTAGGATATGTGAGGTGTGTATTTTACAATATAAAACAAATTCCGCTTCAGATGAAGTTGATGAAACAACGGATGTAGCTAATGAGTCAGATTAATAAAAAGTATTTAGATATACTAAAACAAATAGATGAGGAACACAAAAGTTTTGGGGATTTACATAAAAATTCTAAAACTTTAATTATTGATGGTCTTAATACCTTCATCCGTTCCTGGTCAACCGCACCAAATCTAAACGATAATGGTGACCATATTGGAGGCATAGTCGGTACTTTAAAAAGTATCGGCTACGCTATCCGTACTTTAAATCCAACCCGTTGTATCATTGTATTCG